ATCATCACTGATTTCTTCACCCTCTTGTGGTTGACTAGCGTTAGTTTCCTCAACGTTAGTACTCTCCTCAGTATTTAAAGAACTCTCTTCTCCTGTCAAGTCTACAACGTTAGATTGCTCCTTTGTTGTAGGTTGCTCTGACTCGACTGCTTGGTTTTCATTACCAGTCAAGTCAACAATATTTTGTTTAGATTCAGGCTGTACAACCTCTCCTCCAAACTGTTTTACTAATTCATCTCTTATATCCATTGTCTTAAATTTAATTCAGTTATTTTCGCAAATATAAACTATTTTACATTAATCCCAAATTATTCAGCCATCTTTTGCTCCTCACCTAGAGGACCTCTCTTACCTTGTCTTTGCTCAATCATTTGAGATTGATTCATAGCAGACTGCTGTTGAACTTCTTTTCTAACACCACCTTGAATAGTTGCAGCACCCTCTTTACCTATATTACTTAGTTGTATTTCTCTAAGTCTTCTCTGGTGTTGAGCCTGCTCAAATTCTTCTTTAAGTTGGTAGTCAAGTTGCTTTAACTCCATCTCTGCTTGAGCTTTAGCTTGAACACGAGCCTGCTCTATCTGCATCTCTGCTTGCATCTCTTGTTGTTTAAGCTGTGCAGCTTGTTGTGCTGACTGCTGTTGCAACTGAGCGTTTTGTTCTGAAGCTTGTTGAGCCATTGCCTGTTGTTCTTTTTGATATTTAGTTCTACGAAGAATAAGCATTTGATTAGCCATCTTAATATTTCTAATAGACCTAATCATAATAGCATCCTCAAGTCTAAGCTCTTTCTGAGATAAAGATACTTGAATGTTTTGCTCCATCATCTGCTTCTCTTCCTCGCTAGGTGCAACCTCTAAAGTTATACCAAACTCGTGTATAGACAGTTTCTTCATCATATCTATACTATGCATAGAAGTATCTCCTATAACGTTTGTATACATTTTATGCAGACCTTTAAAGTTTACCAGGTCCTGCATGCGTACAGTAATGCTCTGAGAGACTCTTCGTGTAACATTAAGGTAAGCATCATTAACATCTCTTGTAGCGTTATTTGATGCTAACAAAGATAACTTCTGAACTCCTACTAAAGCTTCGCTAGATGGTTTTGAAGCATCCCTAGCTTCATTAACACCTGTTACGTCACGAATCATTTGCATGTTGTGATTATATACACCTATAAGAGTACCAAAGTCTCTACCTATACCATTTTCTAATTCTTGTATAGGCATAGCTCCTGTCATCTGCCCTTCGTCATCTATACGTCTATAGTATATGTTACCAGTTTGATCGTAGATTTCTTGAAGCTCTAATGGTGTAAATGTACCTCCATCTCCCTTAGAAACATTTTCTAAAGAACCAACTTCAAATGCTGCACCCTTTGGTCTAGCCTTAGCGAGAACATGTTGTATTTTAAGGTGGGCTAATTGTATCTGATCAGCAAAAGGAATCATTCTATCTACTAAAGAACGACTCTTCATCTTGTAAAGGTTTGGTTGATAGACAATGTAAGACAACCTTGTCTCAGCCAAGTTAGACTTAGGTCTAGGCATATCCTGCATCATACCGTAGTTAAAAATATAATCTGTTCCTACAATATACTTACCCTTATAAACAACCTTTACTGTAGAGCCTATATCCTCTCTTTTAGTTTTAGATTTTTTAGGCTTCTTGTAGTTCGATGGCTTCTTGTTCACAGAGTAACCACCAAACTTATTTTCTTTCTTTTCATATTTTAAGCTGTGACTTGTAATAAACTCAGCGTCTAATATATTTACGCTAAACTTATCATAATCGTAAGTCTCGTTACCATTCTCATAGTAAGCCTGAGTACCATAATTTACTGGGTTGTTATTCTTACCAGCATATTCTCTAGCTATCTTAATATAATCATCTTCACTAAACTCATCTCCTGCTTGTTGCTTTAAGTCAGCAATAGTTATAGAGTAAACTTCCCCAGCATGACGTATGTTTTTAAAGTCTGGTTTAGCAGAAAAAGAAGTAATAAGGTTTGCAGGATCTACGTGTCGTATCTTAACACCTTCTGTTTTAGACATCTCTGTCTTAGCAGCACAAAGACCTAAAACTACAAGGTCACGAATCATATTTCTTTTAACCTCATCATAATCATTAATATCTAAGGTATACTCTATAGCTTTCTCTAGTGCTATTTCTACATTTTGTTTATAGTTAAGTGCCATAAACATTTCTATTTCTTCATTGCTATCTGCAATAAATCCATTATTAGATAGAGGAACTCCAGTTTCATTCTCTAAATTATTAACAAAATCTTTAGTAATCATTTCTGCAAACATCCTCTTCTTCTTGTCTAATCTTTCTTTTGCAGCTATAGGATCTATAGATTTAGCTTTTACATCGTACTCTTGGTTAACCATACCATTAACGATAACGTCAACAAACTTAGGAATAACAGAAACAGGACTCCAGTCTATATTAAGATAAGAGCTGTCTCCTTGAACATCTAGCAAGTCTTTATACTTACCAACATCTTGATTACCCTCAGCATAAGATCTGTTACGATTATATCGCATCTTACGATCTCTAAAGTACACATCACCATTATTATGCCACTCGTAGTACATATTCTTAAAGTACTCAAGTCCATACTCATTAGCAGCTTTCTCTTCGTTAGTCGCTAAAGGTGATGGGTAACCATTTAATTTATTTTTGTTATTACCGTAGTTCATGCCTTTATTTGTTTGCTAAACATTCCTTTGTTACTATATCTTTTAACTAAAGGAGATGAAGCCTTTAATTCTTTTTTGGGTTTAATATATTTTTGTGAAGCTAGAAGTGCCAATGATGACGATATACTAGCATCGTATTTTGTTCTGTTATCTATCTCGAACCTACTCCAATCATCAAGAAGCGTATTAAAAAAGCATCTTCCTATCTCTCCTGTCTCTGCGTCATAACCAACGTGGTCATATATATATGTAGCTATAGCCTCTGCCTGAGCATTTATTACTGCAGCTCCAGATCCAGGTATTCCTTTTGTCTTTTGCTTTCCTCGACTCCACTCTGTATGTGTCATATCTGGTCTATCCATCAGGTACTCGTAGTAACCTCTATTCTCAAAGTACTTAAGTATTCCTACTTTGTTATTTTCTACTAACACCTGACACCCATAAAACACACACATTTTAATCATGTCTTCGTAAAATATTTCTGCTTTAGGTGGTCTGTTAATGTATTCACACACAAACTGCATAGACGCATCACTTCCCATACTAAACTTATGAAAAACATGAGCAGCAGCATCAGATCTCCTACCATCAGTAGTGGTGTCATGATCATAAGGGTCACAGCCTGCAACCAAACTGTCTGACTTTCCAGGAAATTTCTTATTAAATCTAGAAGATATAACGTTTTGATTTTCACTTTCTGGAACCCAGGTAATTTCCCACTTCCCTTTTCGATGAGGTATCCACATAACCTCGCTATCTTGTACGCCATTTTTCCAAACAAACTCTCCTCTTGTTGTAGGAGTGTTATTAACTTCGTTATAATCCATCTGCTGATAGATTCTTTCGACATCAAATATACAACTTTGAGTGTCATTTCTAAAGGCTTCTTCTACAGTAAATGGAAACTGTCTTTTAAATTCTGATAACGCTGTGGTATCATTCTTTAAAGCGTCTCTCCTATTCTGTATATAATCTCTAGATCCAACATCAATATTCATCTCGTCAATTCCCATAACAGGTTTCTCTGGAGTGTCTATTACAGAGTATCCATACTCATCTATAAAACCTTCTAAGTTATCGTAAGCAGGAATAAATAGCTTATATAATCCACTCTTAGTTCTACCATTTAAGTCTTTCTCATCCATGTTAGAGTCGTAGAATATATCTTTAAACTCTGCACCACCATCCTGCTGCTTGTTAGCAGTAGATCCCATCATACACTTTCCTACAACCTTTCTACCAAGAAGCAAACAAGTCTGAGTTACACCCCAGTTTTTCTTTATAGAGTTTTGTCCTGTCCACTTACCAGCCTCATCATGAACTAGAAGTTTAAGCTTCATACCGTCATAACTATTATCTGCTGTATTTTTCCAATCTATAGTAGAGTTCAAAGCTTCAGACTGTTCTATATGCTTTTGATTTCTTGTTATCTTCTTAGCAGGCTCTCTAAATGCAAGCTCTACACGAGGGTTACTAGAACCATCCTGTATAGGTTGAAAAAAGAAAGGATAGTTTCTGTATATACGAACTACCTTGTCAGTAAACATAGTCTTAGCATCAGCACCAGTTTTAGACAGTAATCCAAAATTACTATCGTAAACCTGAGTAGCCTGATTGACTATCTCACTACTAGCCATATAAGAAAAACCACTACGTCTATTCTTAAGGAAACACATCCCATAAGAGTTCTTGTCGTTTTTACACGCTTCCCAAAAAATAAAGAACGTTCTGTTAGCATCCCTGTAATCAGGGTAACCAACATCTATTTTACTCCACTGGATAAACATATAATGAGATCCAGTAATATAAGTAGGAACACCGTTATTGTAAAACCATAAACCCTCCCTTCTTCTTCTAAACTCCTCATCTATATAGTCTACATAATCTGTAGCGTTCTCTCTTGTTAAACCCTTTGGTATAGCTAGCCTAGTCCATCTCTGTTTTTTCTTAGGCAGGTTATGATACAGTATATCTTTTTTATATCTAGGCTTTTTAGGTAAGACTATCTTTAAGTTATCAAACTCTAAAGCGTCCCCCTCGCTCCCTTCAATTAAATATATAGTATCATTTCCTTGCATACCTTTCAGCAAAAGATCCTTTAAAATCTTTCTTCTCTTCTATTAAGGATTCACCCTCCTTGATTCTATCCTCAAGGTTTTTTATTCCTAAAAGAATTTCTTGACAGTCCTCAAAACATTCTCTCTTAGCTTTTATAGCTTGCCTTCTTTTAGCGTCATCTTCTTCTATTAAAGGTTTACCTATCTCTTCTATAAGAAGATCTACAGCTCCTTTACTTGCTTCTATCAACTTCTCTAAAGTTTCAAGAGCGTAGTTTTCATTCTTACCCTTCATAAACACCAAGTACATCAAAGTTACGCATACGAAGAAGTTTTCTTCCATCTATATCCATATCGTACTCAGAGTTCTCACTCCACATAACTCTATCCCCTTCATTTACTCCTTGTTCTTTCATCCAGCTATTTAACATAACTGCTTTCCCATGAAGCTCTACTTCAGATGCTGATGATTCTAAAAATATCCCAGACTCAGATTGCCCTGGTTCTTTCATCTCTTGCTCCATAAAATTCCAAACCCCTACAGGTATATACTCTTCACCTCTATTGATAAGATATATCTGCTCTGCACGAGCTTGATATATATTTTCTTTATCTGCGTGCTTAACAGCATTTACTGGTGTAGCTACAAAATGATGAAACCAAACTTTATCACCTTCTTGTATGCCTGAGTCTTTAGTATCTTGCATTGGTGTCTTATACACCGTACCATACTGTCTCGCTAACTTCATTGGATCATAAGATGTATCTCTATATATCTCCTTACCATTTAACATTAACGTATCCTCTGTTTCTTTTTCTACCTCTATCCAGTAGACATCTTTAATTGGCTTCATTTTTTTCTTTTGTCTTAAATTTAATTTGTAATTCTTTTATTTTACTTAACCTCGTACTCTTCTTCCAGTACTGCAGTGTTATACTCTATCGCTGTGGGTTGAGAGAAAAACCTTTTCCAAGGTCTTGAAAACTCTTCTTCGTCTTTCTTTATATACACATCATATACTACCTGTTGATGCTTATACCACGCAGCCTCATCTTGTATTATTGCTGTTACTTCTAGTGAACCTCCCAACATTTTTTGACCTACCTGATAAGTCAAACCTTGCTTTAGGTCCCCTATAGTTATTTTTCTTATAAGGGGATTTGTTGTTTCCATTTTTATTTAATTTAAATTTAATTTTTACTCGTATAAGTTTCTTGAAAGTTTTATAAATCCAACCTGTATGTTTTTAGCTGCTGTTGTTCTTGTTGCAACACCAACTTGAGGTTTTAAATTAACATCATTAGTTAAAGCTAAAGATTTTGTTGAAGCAACAGATTGAGTTGCTCCTCCTGCAGTTGCAGTAGTTACTAAACCATACTGAGTGTTGTTAACAAAAACACTAATTCTTCTTCCCTCATCAAATATTATTCTAAGTCTGTATACAGTATTTGCAGTTACAGCTATACCTAAATTTGTTATGTAATCTGTTCCAGAAACACTGTAACCAAAATGTAAATTAGCATTTGTAGTTAATGTAGCTATAGTGTCTGTTGTGTCATAAAAAAAGAAAGCTTGATCGTTATCTGATCCAAGATCAAATATATCTGACCTTATTTTTAATCCAGCTAAAAAAGCCATATCAGCTACGCTAGAACCTGTAGCTATAGATGAGTTAAATATCACTTGATTTTCTGTACCAAAACCAACAGAACCCCAAGCAGAAGGAGTAAAACTATCTGGCAACTCAGTATCTGTTCTTGGTACTAATATAGTTCTATCATTATTAGTAGTACCAGTAAGTAATTTTATACCAGCAAAATCTGAATGCCTTGTTATTTTATCACTTCCCATAACTGATGAACCTCCATCTAATCCAGCTATACTTAAATTTTGATTAGCAATAATGTGAGGATCTATATCAAAAAGAAGAGTATAAACCATACCAGAAACGTCTGTCGCATTAGTTCCTAATCTAATCTTGCAAGAACCAGCAGTAATATCATTTACCATTACATTTATAATAGCATTGTCTGCAATAGCAGATGCACCATCTTTTAATGTTACTACAACATTAGATCCGTTTACTATTAAGTTATTATTTAAAGTAAACTCTACAGTATCTGTAGCTGCTAAATCAACAGACTGCATAATAATTTGACCATGCTTTGAATTTAAAGTTACAGCTGTTGTTGCACCAGTTTCTTGATTAACAGAAGAAGTTTGAGTAGTTGGTATTTGAACAAAATTTTCTATAAGTTCATATCTATCATCTGACTGAGACAAAGTACCTGATATATTAAGATTTCCTTGCTGATCAAGTCTCATCTTATCTGAACCTGAAGTTCCAAATACCATAACATTATCAGAGTGATCATATACTATCTTACCAACATCATTGTCGTTAACATCACCAAAGTATATGTTTCCAGATCCTGTAGCTCCAGAAAGT